GCGCGGTCCAGCCGAACACTAACCGGTACTTCGGCGAGGCTACTTGCGAGTCGTCGTACTGCACGCTCACGCTCACGCCGGTCACCAGCCGCGCATACTCTTCGCCGGACTGGTAAACCGTGTCGCCCACGGCGATGGTCACGTTGGGCGTCGCATTGGCGTTGCCTGCGCGGACCAGTTCAGCTTCTGCGGTCTCTGAGTAGCTGGCCAAATAAAACCGCTTCGTCTCGGCTTGCGTCGGTCGCGGGATGTAGATCGTTGCGGGACTGGTGAGATGGTAGCCCCGGTCGATCGGCGCAAAGGTGCCGCCTAGGTTGCGCGTGCCGCCGAGAGTCGCCGTCGAATTGAGCGGGACGGCGCCGCCGGTGCTCTGGTCTACCGGCTCTTCCCACACGTGCACGCCCACAAAGTCGCCAAGCGGCGATGGCGCGGTAAAAAACAGCTTGATGCGAAGCGTGGTCTCGTCGGCAAACTCGCTGTTCGCCGTTACGCCGGTCACGTTGTCCGGTGCCGTCGGCGTGCTCGTGCTGTTGCTGCCGCCGCTGGTGCCGCTGATGGTCGTTACTGCCCCGCCCATGCCGGCCAAAGCCCGCCAGTACTCCTGGACGCCAACGATGGTCGTGCCGGTGATGGCGCGGACGCGGAAGCGGAGGTAAAGCCCGGCCACGTCGGTGACCTGCACGTCGTGGATCAGGTAAGACGACGACGATACACCGCGCGGGGTGTTGGCGATGGTCTGGATCTGGCCAGGCCGAAGGGTCACACATGACGGCTCGACCTGCTCGTCGGTCTCGTAGCTGATTTCGGTTACCGCGTCCTTTTTCGCCGCGATGACTTGCTGCGCTTCGGCCAGCGCCTGCAGTTGGCCCAGGTCGCGCTCTAGGAACGCCTCGTAGCGTCCGCTGCCACCGCCCTCTTGCGTGATCGTCCCGCTAATGTCGCCCGCATCTTCCGCCGTGATCGTGTCGGCGCCAAGCGCCCGGTAAGATACCGTCAGCGTGTCGGCGCTGGTCAGCACGTCGCCACCAGCGTCTTGGCGAATCTGCGTCGAGCCGAATTGCCAATACCATGCCTTTTCGGTGTCCGACAAATACTGGCCAAAGTCTACATCTTGGTCGTTGAGGCGAATCGCGGCAATCTGGCCCAGCCGCCGCGACAAAGTAAAGGCCCGCGCGGTGCCGTCGCCTGTAAACGTCTCGATCAGCGCCGCCACTTGCTCAGCCGGAACGCGCGACAGCGTGGCGTTCGTCTTGTCCTCGCGGGTGCGCCGGGCCTGCAAACTGCGATAGTTCGCGCTGCTGGTGGATATTGAAAACGGCGCGGTCGCAAACGTCCTTGGTTTGAAGTACAGCTCGCGGTCTTCGTCAATCCACCAGACAAAGTTGCATAGCGCGGCCAACTGGCCAATGGCCTCAGATACAGTCGTGCTTGCGTCGAAGGTGACCACGTCCACCACGACACCGTCATCGACGTTGGTGGTGCCAATGCCTTCGTTGCTGGCGAAGTTCGTTACAAGGTCTTTGACAATGAGCCCAGCGCGCCCGGTCACAAGCACTTGATCCAGCGTTCCAGTGTCGGTGATGTCCACCGCCCCGCCGCCAAAGCTTAGCGACAGTTGCAGCGTAGTCGCGCCAGCGTTGACAACGAAGTACTCTATGGTGCCGCTTAATCCGCCGCAAATGGCCCCCTGTGCGTGCGCCTTGACTCTGACCTTGTCGCCATCCACCCTGCCGTGCGCGGACGCCGTGGTGAGCGTATTCGTGCTGGCGTCGGCTGTGTAAACGAAGCTTCCGTCGTAGTGCGCGGGTAGCGCCGTCGATGGATTGAAGCACCGCCGCCGGTCGAGCCGCTGCTCCCAGGTGATGCCGCTGATTTCGTAGAAGGCGCCCGCCGCCGCGCCTGCTTCGGTGATCGAAACTTCTGACACTTCGTCGATGCTGCCCGCCCAAAGCTTCGTGCCGCCGGTCCAGATTTCGACCAACTGGCCCTGCTGCGGCCGGTATGCGCCGCTGGTCGAAACCACGCGACAGCCAAAGGTAGCCCGGTTGCCCAATGTCGCCGAAAGCGAGAGGGTGTACGGAACAATCTCGCGGATGGATCCGCCAATGTAAACGTCGATGCTCACTGAGGTATCACTCCGAGCAGTTTCAGCTCACGGGTCAGGGCGTCGAGTAACTGGCGCGTGTCGCCGGTCGTGCTGATGTTGATGGTTACAGCCCCGCCGCCACCGCCGACGGCCATGCCGCGGGCCTCCATGCGGATCAGGCTGTCCCAGATGTCTTTGAGTTTTGGCAGGTACTCGTTGTTTTTCTCGAGCAGGTGTAGCAGGTGGATCTGCGAGTAGCGGACTTCCTTTTCGATCAGGTCCAAGGTCTTGTTCATCGCGGCAAACTGAAAGTTGCTTATGATCGACGACACCGCCGTTGCCACGCCAGCCACCGCATTCACGACCGCCGTAACCGGATTCGCCGCGGCCATCGCGGACCCCATGCCGCTGCTGGCCGACCCTGCCGCGCTGCTGATGCCGGGAATCGCGCCCATGGCCGCATTAGCCCCGCCGCCGAGCACGCCGGGTATCGCAGAGGTTGCCGTGCGCGCCCCAGTGCCGCCTAACAGGCCGCCGAGTGCGCCGCCGACGCCGCCCAGGTTGGCCATTAGACCGCCTAGAGCGCCGATGACCTTGTTGATGCCGTTCTCGATGATGGTGCGGACTAGCGACTTCGCGATCTGCTTGCCCAACTCCTCAAACTTCTGCCCCACCTTGCCGCCGCTCACGATGATGTCGGCTAGGCCGCGCGACAGGTCGGTAACAATGGTGGAGACTTGCCGGGAGATGGCCTGCTGCGTCTTTTTCCAGTCGCTCGCTGCGTTGCCCGACAGAATCTTTATCATCTCGGCGTTGCGCTTGGCAGAGCGGGCCTGCTCTGCGCCTGTCAGTGCCCCGTCGTCCCGGCGTGGCTCGCCGGTCATGATTAGCTGGCCCAAATCCAGATTGCGCGCCGATGCCGCCGCTAGCTGAATGTCGCCAATCGCCATCATAGCCCGCTCGCGCGCAAAGTCAAACGAATCTGCGACCTCTAGCGTCTTGGGGCGAATCGCGCCAAGGCCGTCGATAAGCTTTAAATACTCCTGGCCTAGCGCTTCGGTGGCGCGTTGCAGGTCGACGGATGACACCTTGCCCTGCTCGTAGGCGACCTGGATACGCTCGACCGCCGTCCGGGCCAGCACAAACGACCCAATCACGTCTGTTGTATTGACCACGCCCAGCCGCTCAAAGCTGTTTGCTAGTTGGTCGACAACCGGCTTTAATTTGCTTTTCTTTTCGGCCAAAGCAGCGGCAGCAGCAGCCGCTGCCATGTACTGCTCGACCAGCTTTTCGGCTTCTGTCTTGACGTTTGCGATTGGCTTTGCGTTTTTGTTGAGCTCGCGCGACAACAAGATCAACTGTTTATTAAACTCGTCCAAGCTGATCGCGCCAGATCTATACTTTTTCTCTAGCTCAGCGACCAATGAAGACTTGCCGCGAAGCTGCTTGAGCAAGTTTTCCGTCGCATTCGAAAACAGACGATTTGAGTTGTTGAGATTGTCCTGCGCCGCAGACAGTTCATAATGCGCGTAGGCAAGATTAGCCAGCCCAACCACCAACAGCGCAGCCCCCGCCGAAAACGCTGCCATGGCAATTGTGGCCTGCACTGTTCCGGCCGCAAACCCAGTCAACGCTAAAATTTGAGCGCCCAATGCTGCGCCTAATGGCCCGATAACACCAGCCAGCGAGCCAATGAGCGCTCCAAACTTGATAACGGCTTGGCTGATGATGATAAACTTTTCCGTTAACGTGCCCAATACCACGATGGCGACAGGTATTGCGGCAGCAAATGCCGCCAGCTCAATAGACGTTGCCTTAGTGCTGTCTGATAGACCATTAAAGGCAATAATTAAATCCTTGGCGCGTTCAATCGCCGGATTCATAAACTCGTTAAGCACCATCTTTCCGATCGGCAGCAGCGCCTTGCCCAATTCTGCCGCCGTCTGCGCGGTTGCCTCTTGCAGATTCTCAAATGCGGTCTTGGCCCCGGCAGTTGCCCTCTCGCTTTTACCAAGCTCCGAAGTGATGATTCGAATAAACTGCTGAGAGCTAATGCCCATTTTCTCGAAGACTTTGGCAGGGTCGCCAATCGCCGCCGGGCCGAATTTTTCCTTGATGATCGCGGCAATCTGCGGGATACGCTCGATGATCGGGTCTAGGTTTTCTTTCGTCACCTTTCCCGCCGCGCCCAGCTGCGAAAGCTGCTTGATGACCTCGCTAAAATCCTCCTTGCCGCCACCAACCACGGCCAGAGCGTTCCCCAGCTCCATCATAATTCGACGCGATTCATCGGCGCTGTTGCCCAGCACCTGCAGCCTGATTGAACCCTTTACGGCGTCCTCCAAATTCAGGCCGGGTAGCTTTGCAACCTCTTTCAGCCGCTCCATTTCCTCGGCGGCCGCCTTGGTCGATTTCATCGTTGCCGCCAGACCATTGCCAAGCGTTTCCATCTTGGCTGCGGCCGCCAGAGCCCCAGCCGCCACCCCGGCCAAGGGAGCAGTTATGCCAATCGACAACGCCTGCCCGGCCTGCGCCACGTCCGCACCGAAGCGCTTGATTTTATTTAGGCTGGCGTTGACCTTCTTATCGAAGTCGTCCGTCGATGCGCCGATGCGAACGATCAGATTGCTCAAAACAGGCATTAGCGGCGACCTCGCGCCTTAGCCGCCGCTTCTTTCGATGCCTTTTCCTGCTCCTGGTGCTTCATCTCCAGATACGCTCCCCATTCGGAAAACTCGCTCGATGACATCGTCGCCAGCAACTGCCCCACTGTCGTGTGTAGGTGCTCGGCGAGCGCAAACGCGAATTTACGCTCGCCGGTTAGTTTTTTGCCGCTTCAGCCGCGGCGTTTTCGGTCAAGCCGGAGATGCGGCAGATTTCCGTTACGACGCGGTCGATGACGCTGCCCGACATCTTTAGCAGCGCGTCCTGGTGGGCCTGCTCGAAGACCGGCTTGCCCGTCTCGGCATCGAACGCCGATGCAATCAGCAAGCGCACCATGGCAAGCGCCGGAGTCTTTTTAGCATCTTCGCCGAACCGGATGCGTTGGCCGGCGTCCATCTCGGTGATTCCGATCTTCGCGTCCCACTCGGGCACGTCGATCACTTCCGTTTTAAGTTGCACCGCCAAAATGCGGTCAGCAAGGGTCTTCATACTAGTAGTCTACGATTCCAATAGTGCTAAACGATACGTTTTCACGGATGATCTCGTTCTCGCCGACGCTAATGCCCACGGACGATTGCGACGCGCCAAAGCGCCAGCGGACGGTGTTGCTAAAGTCGGCGTACAGGTCGATCACGTAGTAGCTAGCCGAGTTCGTGACAAAGTATGCGTCGTCGTAAAACCGGCCGAAGGTGCAAGTGCCCTCGCGCTGCACCACGGCCCGCGTCTTCCACGCGTCGCCAAACACCTGGACCTCTTCCAGCGTCGGCGTGATGTCCAGCGTCCAGTCGGTGCCCTGCGCCGCCTTCGACAGCGTCAAGAACGAGCCGGTAATCGTAATAGCGCCAGCGGGCGTGTAGCTCGGGAAAACAATCTTTCCGTTACCCCAAGCAACTTGGTAGAGCGCTGGCGAAACAGTCGTAACGCCGTCGAGGACGGTCAGCGAGGCGTTGGGATTAATCGCCCGGCGGGCGGCCAGCGTGATCTGGTAGACGCCGCCGCCCAATGCGGTCGTCGCCTGTCCGGTCATGCCGGTACCCGCCCCCGTGGCTAGGTAAATGTCTGCGTTGCGGCCTGCAAGAACTGCCATAGTGGCCTCCTAAGTCTAGGTGTACGCCAGCGCGCCGCTGCCGGTAAACGTATAGCTGGCGGTCACCAGCCCGTTTTCGCTAGCGTTCAGGCTGCCTTGAACAAAGCAAGTGCCGCTGTAGTAGTTGGTTCCGTTGATATAGAAGCGCGCCGAGACCGACGTGCCGCCCAAGAACGCCGTATTCAGTGCCACGTGGCCGTTGGTGTCGGCGTTGTCAAAGCGGCCAGACGCCGTGCCGCTAAACTCGCGGATGGTGGCCGTGCGCTCCTTCCATGTGTCGCCGAACGACTGGGTCTCTTCGAGGCCGGTGGACACGTCCAGCGTCCATGTGTCGATCTCTAGCACTGTGTTGGTGGCGAGTCGGAAACTGCCTGCGTTGCCAGCTAAAATTGCCATGGTTTGCTCCTTAGACGTCGTGAATAATGTCGAACTCCACGACCGTTGCGTAGAGTTTCTTGTCGGTCTCGAGCGCGTCTTCGTACTCGTTTCTGCGCCCGTTCAAATGCGTGCTGCGAACTGTGAGGCCGCTGGCCGTGGTGATGGCCACTTCCTGGCCCATGATGGCGGTGTAGACGATGTCGGCGAGGTCGTCGCTGGCCTTGCCATTGCCCTGCGCCATGCAGTAAATGTTGATCGGCCGGCGTGTTGCCGTCGGCACGGCCCCGATGGAATGAAACTGCTGGTCGTCGATCATCTCCACCACAATGCACGGGTACTTAGTGGCCCGGCCTTGGTCGGCGTGCGCGTCGTATACCCGCGTGCCCACCAGCGCCGTTACTGGCCCTTGCGTCTGCAGGTACTTATACAAAGCCTGATAGAGCCTCATGCGGCCCTCGCAATCGCCTCAAAGGCGGCCTTGGCGCGAACTTCGATAAGTCGCTTGATCTGCAATCTCTTGGCCTTGATGGAGTCGCGGAAAAAGAACGCGGGCCGCGCGCCGGGGTGCTGAATCTTTGCGCGGACTTGGTCGCCAACCCGCGCCAGCCAAGCAAACGCCGCGCCGCGGATCCGCATTTTCTTGCCCTGAATCGTATGCGCTCTGGTGCCGAACTCAACCATGTAGGCGTGCGGCGCTTTGCCCTTCAGCGTGAAGGTGTATGCCTGAAGGAAATTCTT